GCTTAAGTCCACTTCGACTTCGGCTAAGACTTCGCCTGAGTCATCTTCGATAGCGATATCAAGCGTGACTGGGGCGGGTGGCACTTCAATTCCCTGATCAACGTCCGGTGTTGGTTCGGGCTGTGGGGCGATAACAACTTCGATTGCTTGGCCATCGTCTAGAGGTATTTCGACCTCTAATGAGTCGATAGCAATAGCGACCGTGGCATCTTCCACTTCAGCAATTTCGATACTCTCCTCAGAGAAAGAAATTAGCGATACGGCTGGTTCTGGTTCAGGCTGTGGGAGTAGCGGGTCTTCAGCAACTGGTTCTGGGGCTTCTTCAATAGCAGCCTCAATTTGGATTGATTTTTCTTCGTTGAGTAAAAGAAGTGAGTATTGCTGGGTTTCTTCCACTTCTGGCTCGTCGGGAGTGCTAGCGTTTTCTGTTGTCGGTCCTGGTCCTTGATCCCCCTCTTCAAGGGCTGGGGCTGACGCCATAATCTCTTCTACATTCGCATCAAATGTTTCGATGCCAGGGGGTAGAAATACTAAAACTGGGTCAGCAGTAGACGGCCCAGAGATTAAATATCGGTATGTGGCTCCAGGTATTTCGTTAACAAACTTGCCGTCGTAGTAGCCAAGACGCTGACCGCTTTCAGTCTCAATCTTGATTGACATTTGCTTACTGCCGGAAGAAGCGACTGTGAGCATTGTGCCGCTATCAGAATCGTTGTCAGTGGGGCAGAATGAGCATGTGAACGGCCCTGAGCGTGAGCGCATAGGGGTAAGTTCCATTGTCCCCGTGCTGCCACTCCAAGCGCTTGCTGCCTCAGTGGGATTTGTTGCCGCTAAGGCATATGTCCATCCTTCTCCGTTTACGTCTATCCAGCGTTCTTCTGTGGGCCAGTTGGAGTCATAGATGTAGATGCGGTATCCACCTTCAACTTCTTCGACCCGGTATGGAGTTACTGCGTGCCCACCCTCATCGGAGTAGATCCCGATGGTGTAGCCAGTGGATGGCTGGCCTTTTTCAGCAAGTTCAAAATCTCGTAAGAGGACTTCCGCTAACTGGGCGGGGTGGCGTTCTAGGTATGAGGAGGCTTCCTCTTGGACTTCGATAGCGAACTGTGTCACATACCAATAGACCAACTCAGACAAGAGAGCGGGGTCTTCTTTAATAAGAGCCGCCACTGTTTCAGCATCTTGAAAACCGGCAAGCGTTGTAGCATCTGCCGCAAGTCTGAGGCTTAAAACAGCCAACCCCTCACATAAACCGCCTTTCATTGAGCGGTTTGCCTGTGAAATCAATTGGAGGATCACAGGGTATGGGGTGCATTGGTTGTCCGTTACATCTGAACAAACCTGTGAATCACCGTATAGCCGACGGGCCATGTTGACTGTCAGGTCAGCGGGTGCTTCGCCTCCTCCAAAGTTTTGGAAAGAAAACGCATCATTTTCAGGTTGGTAACTAAGTGAATAGTCGTCAAAAGGCTCAGTTAAGTCCTGGACAATTTCGACTTTGGGCGTTGTCGTTTCAGGCGGTTGATCTTCCCTTCCTCCCTGACTGCTCCCACCTGAGCAACCGGCTGCGAATAACGCCCCGGCGCACAGGTACGCCAGGAGCCGCTTCATCGTTTTCTTCGTCTACGCTTGGTCTGATACCAAATCAATAAGCCGATTAGGGCTGCTATTGCTGTGGCACCGATGATTACTGTTATAGAACCACCAGGTGCCTGGCTCATGTCAAGCGAAAAGTTTTTAGTGCCTCCACCGAGAAGGTCATTCTCGGATTTGAGTTCGGCAACTGCTTCTTCGAGTTGCTGCACTTGGTAAGTAAGGGCTGCTTCGTCGCTGCTGGAGTCCCATAGGAACCCAAAGGAGCCTGCGAATGCAGCGGGAAGGCCAAGGACCCATGCAATATTGTCCTTTATTTTGTCAAAGAGACTTAGGGTGTCGTCAATTTTCTCTTTAACTCGTCCAGCCATTTTGTCTGTGGCTTGTTCAATAGAATTTTGGATGTTCATTAACGCTTCAGTGAGAATCTCTGCGTCGGTGTTATCTTCATTCGACATGCTCTAAATCCGCCTTTTCAACTTCTTGTTCGACAATGGTGCGTAGGTCATCTACTTGTCCTTCGATATAGGAAAGAGCACTCGCTATCCCATCGAGAATGGTGTTTCTTTGGTTCCAATTTTCTTGCATGTCCATATAATGAGTCTCTCAGCCGGAAACGGATAGGTCATAGAGGGTCATATGGTTACTAGACGAAAACTATACAAATGCAATAGTTGCGACTGGTACATAGGGGCAAGAGTCTTGGAAAGATACGCCGGTGAATGCCCGAACTGTTGTACAGTTGTAGACACCGAGAAATCGGGGGATAAAAAAGATGAATAAACAAAATGGAGATTCACCCGACGTTATTTGTGACGCCAGTATCTACCAGTTTCCAAAAAAAATTAATGAGCCACGCACAGGTCCGTTTTGGGAAGATCTTGCCGAGATAAACCCTGAAGCGGTGATTTTTGATGGCCCAGGGCCTGCGGATCTCTTTGATAACTGCATTATTGGGGTTGGCTCTCGAATAGGTGGCCCAGAAAACCCCGTCCTTGTTTATGACGAAGACAAAATGGTTGAAACCCTGTTTGACGCTGGCTGGGACTATGACGATGCCATTGAGTACCTTTATTACAATACTTTTGGGGCTTATTTAGGGGAAGGGACCCCAATAATCCTTAAAAGCAGATACGAATCGCCTTTTGAAATGAGCAGGCTCAATCTCGAATGACCGGTGGTGCACGAGACTACCCACGGACAGGCATGAAGCCCGACGTAGATTTCGATACAGAATGGTTAGATGACGCTGCTTGTGCTGGGGTGCCTACAGAAATTTTCTTCCCCTACTACCACACACGTGAAAGTACCGTCGAAGCACGAAATATCTGCAAGACGTGCAAAGTAGTTAAGCAGTGTTTGCAATATGCGATGGATGTCCCGATTGATTTTGGGGTTTGGGGAGGGATGTTGCCGAATGAGAGACGACATTATGCCAGGGCAATAAGTTACCCCCGACGTAAAGCCGGGGGTAACTAGATGACCACCTCCCCAATTACTAGCCGTCTGTTGTTCTTATTGTTCCTATTGAAAAGCGATTAGTCAAATGGCTCCTAGAAAGGGTAAAAAAGAAGCAAAAGAACACCGTAAAAATGCCCGTGAGGTAAAGTTTATTGGTGGATCTTTTGATGGGAAAAAGTGGTGGATTGTTCACCCCTGCCCCGAAATGTTGATGATGAACATGGGACGTGATCCTTACTACCTAATTAAGGGTGGTTCTCAATATTCACCGGAATACGAGTATGACCCCGATAGGTTTGAAAGGGAGAAAGAAGATTGGAGGGAACTGTGGTAACGATTGGGCTTATATCCCCTGGCCAAATGGGTTCAGCGATTGCGGCTTGTGCTGCGAGCAAAGGCCACAAAGTTATTTGGGCAAGCGAGTTTCGGTCTGAGCAGACCCGTGAGCGGGCAGAACGCTACGGATTTGTCGATGTTGGGACTATCGGAAATCTCGCTTTAGAGGCTGATCACATATTGTCTTGCGGCACAGGGATGGCTAGACGGAATCCTCACACTCATTGGGCATTCGAGGTTGTTGAAGACGTGATCGAAGCAGGGTTCCAAGGAATCTATTGTGACGCAAATTCGATGACGGAAGACATGTCTAAGCAGATGGAATCAATATTTTCAGGTGCTGATGGTGTGGATTTTGTGAATGGAATGATTTTAGGGTCTCCCCCGATTGACCCGATAATGTCCGTTAGGGGTTACATCACCGGAGATAAAGCGGAAGAGTTCGCTGAATTTTTCAATCAACCCGACATCCCTAAAATGCTCTCAGATGGCGTTCTTTACTATGACGGTGATCCTGATGATTACCACGTTAGAGGCCACCATTTACGTTCTAGAAAAGAGAGAGGGCTGTTAGGTAGACACGATGTGTTCAATTGGGTGGTAGTTGAAGGGGACCCTATGGTGCTTAAATTAGCGTTTACTGCCTACACAGCAATTGCCCACGGTTCGATAATTATGGCGAACAGATTCGCACGGGAACACGGTTTAGAGGAACATCTGTTTTTTGAATTAACAAATGGTTTCCCTATAGATGCTGCTATGGATGGGAGCAGAATGGGGGTTTTTGCAGGATGGTAGTTTGCCCTATCAGACCAATTCGTTTAGAGAGCGTAGGCTTAGGTCATGTCTAATATCCCAGCGTTAATTACCTGGGCGGGGTTGAGTATGGTTGCAACAATCGGAGCGGTGTTACTACAAACACTGAACGTCAAAGAAAAGATTGCCGCAACCTGTTTAGTCTCGGGTGCAGGAGCCGCAATTTTGTGCGGGTTTACCGTCAGTGTCTCATGGGGACTTGGGGCTGCCGCTGCTGTGCTAATCGGCGTTTCACTACTAACGGGCTACGAGGGCTGATATGGGTTTTCTAGATGGATTGAAATTTACTGGTCATACGGGTAATGGTTTTATTAATGAAGGCGAAAAAGCCTTTTATTACAACCAAAATATGTCCCGCCTTAACCCCATTGAAGGGGGTAAGAAGAAGGCGTATAAGGATGACTGGGATGTAGATAGAGCGGTCTCGGAAGGCAACGACCGGGTTACTTGGGTGTACAAGAGTGTGTACGCCATTGCTTCTAATGCTGCCCGGCTACCTGTTGAAATCCTGGACAACGAGAATGAACCGGTAGACCATCCATTGCTCCCAATTTTGAATCGGAAAGCAAACAGTTACCACGATGCCTATAACTTCCGTTTTCAGTTGTCATCCCAAGTCTTGCTTTCAAAAAGGGGCGCATTTGTTGAGGTGGTGAAAGACAGACTGGACAATGTTGTCGGGCTTTATCTTTTGCCTCCTAATTGGACGTTCCCTATCCCTGACCCAAAGAATTTTGTTGCAGGTTATTCAGTTCAAGTTCCTAACACTAAGGAACGTATTGTTAAACCCGATGATGTTGTTTGGGTTCGGATTCCCCACCCAACAGACCCTTACAGAGGGCAATCCCCACTTGAAGCCTGTGGATTAGCCATAGATATCGATTATTACTCTCGTATCTACAACAGGAACTTCATGGTCAACGATGGTCGTCCTGGTGGCATTCTTATGGTCACGGGTGAATTAGACGATGATGCCGCTGAAGAGATCAGGCGACGTTTCTTGGGGAATACCGGTTCCGCTCTTGGTGGTGCTGGCCGAATGACAATCATGGAAGCCGAACAGGCCAAATGGATTGACACTTCCATGGCACAACGTGATGCTCAGTACACAGAAACAAAGCAGTTAGCCAAAGAAGAAATTCTTATGGCCTTTGGCGTTCCTGAATCAGTTATTGGTAACGCCAGCGAACGCACGTTCGCAAATGCCGATACAGAACTTGAAGTGTTCTGGCGTGAAACAATGCTCCCGCATTTAATGCTTGTTGAGCGTGCGTTTGATCGTCTCGACGGTTCTGATGAATTGACTGTCAAGTTCAACCTTAATGATGTCGCAATTCTGTCTCGTGATGAAAGAGAACGTGCTGAGTTCCACTTAGAGGAATTGAAATTTGGTGCGATCTCCATCGATGAGTACAGGCAAAAGACAGGTAGAGACCCTGTTGGGGCGGACCTCATGTGGATTCAAGCGAACTTGATGCCTATTGGCCAAGCAGTTGCTGATGGTGAAACACCGTCTTCGGAATTCTCGCCGCCACAATTAGAAGATGGGCAACCGGGTGTTTTAACACCACACGCTCCGATCGTCACTCCTGAGGTGGAACCATCCGAAGTTGTTCCTGAAGCGGCTTCTCTTAATGGTTCAGTTGAAGAGAAGTCGGAGGGTAAGGAGTCGGCCCCTTTAGAACCTGATGTTTGGGGTTTCCAATTTGGCGATACATGGATTGACCGTAAAGCCGCAGACGACATAAGGGCCCGTAGGGCGCAACAGACCGAGAGGCTTGTTACGTCGATCTCTATACAAATGGCCGCCTTCTTCAAGAGACAGCAAAGAGTCCTCTTAGAAAAATGGAATTCAGCCAAGATTAGGGAGAAGATTAATAAAGGTGTCTCCGTTGGGGTGAATGACATCATGGACGTTCCTGTTTGGGATCGTCAGTTGTTGGCAGACGCAAAAACTTTCATTATGGCGACAGTCATAGATGGGGGTAATGAGTTTGCATTGATGACATCTAAACAAATTGAACCAGATGAAGAATTAGTGGCGGTTGCTGTAATCGCTGGCCTTGAACGGATGACAGAAGTCAACAGAACCACCCGACGCCAAATCGAAAAAAAGATTACAGAAGGGTTAGCGGCAGG